GGAAGCTGCATTATCTCAGCGTACATTAGACGAGTATTTAGAAAATGATCGCAGCATAGATATTCGTGATATTCCGTCGATACTTAACAGCGCCGCAAAAATTGCTGAAGTGGGCAAGAATTTACAATCAGGCGCTTTAGGTGTTGAGCAGCTTTTAGTTGCTTTGGAAGAAGCTGATTTTGATGAATGAATTTATTTGTTCGCCGATGATTTGTTTTGCGCCTGTCCTGGATTAGCTGCTGAACCGTCTCCCATACCCTATAGGAGAAAATTGACACGCCCCTGAGATCCTTTGCGCCGCAAGGGGTCTCATTTTTTGAGTCTCAGGTTCTTGAAATGAGAAATTCAGTCCCTGACTAGGTTTCTTATTTCGAGACTCATTAGATTGTGGTAGAATTTTCCACTAGCCACAGTGGGGATTTTCATGAGCAGGAAGAGCTTTCATTCATTACTTCGCGCCGATTTATCAAGTTCAGAGTTGTTGATTTTATTTTACTTAACAGATATGTGCAATGAATGGGGATTCACAACTCAGTGCGAAAAAACAATTGCAGCGTTTTTTGAAATTGATATTAGTAGCGTTTATAGAAGAATTCGCAAGCTGAAATCATTAGATGTCGTTAAAAAAGTTGAATGCAACGGCAGAATTGGATTCATGATCAACCCAATTTATTGCTACCAAGGCAGCATTAAACTTAAAAGATTCAGGGTAAAGTTATGGAAGGAGGAAGTAATTTATACTAAGTCTCGCCATTCAAGATTTTATGGTCCGCCCATTCATTCAGAGCAGGAATTCAAAAACAGGGCAATTGCAAAAAACAAAACAGGTAGATTTTCATACATAAAAACCATTCACCCTGACTTTGATTCAATAAAAAGTGAAGACATTTCTGACCTGTGTTCATAATTTACATTCATCGCATTCATTCATAATTTGCATTCATTTATCGCATACATTTATCTTCATTCACGCATACATTTATTTATCGCATACATTTATTGCATAGATTATTTGCTAACTGTATTTATTTGCACGCATTATTTATTTGCTATTTGCTGCTATTTGCTATTTGCATTTATTTGTTAAGTGCAAAGATTAGTTATTTGTATTTATTTATTATTTGCGATTATTTATTAATAGTATTTATTTGCAAACTTCAAATATTTATTAATTACAGTTATTTATTAAATGCAATTATTTATTTACAATCGCTATTTGTTAATTAATGATTGCTGTTTATTTATAACAGATAGCATTTGTTAAATGTAATTATTACTTTGTGAATACTGTTTATTTGTAATTGCAGCTATTTGTTAAATATTATTATTTGTTGACGATTGCTAAATGTTAAATAACAAATGCTAGTTATTTGTAATATCCAGGTATTTGTAAAGTATAAAGTTAATCAGTAAATGCTATTTGTTTGTAATTAACAAGTATTTGCAAAGTAATAGTATTGTTTACCATTTGCTAAGTATTTGTATCTGCATTGAATCGTTACTTTATACTTTATGTTTAGTTAAATATAAAAGTGTAGCTATAAAGTATCCTTATCGTTCAAGGCTTGCAAAGTCACCGGATCTCCTGTAACTTGTGAACAAGTCAGGCAAGACCTGACACACAACCACAGATCACAGACCGATGACCAACACCCGCACCAAGACCGCCAGCGCCCCCGAGCCCAACAAGCGCAACGCCGCCCAGGATCCCGCCGCCTTGCTACTGGCCGCCCTCCAGGCCAGCGCCAAGGCCAACCCAACCCGCACCACATCGCGCAGCACCGCAGCACCCGAGAAACTGGCCCAGGAACTGACCCAGCGCGATCGCGCAGCACTGGAGCAGCTTGGCTGGGCTGGCAAGCTAAGCAGCCCCAAGCCAGCAGAACCCAAGCCAACCGCAAAGGTCAAAGCTGGCCCGATCATCAACCCCGCCACCTATGGCGATCTCAGCCCCGAACGCCAGGCTTCCAGCCAATTCTGGGCTGGCTTGTGCTCAGTGCTGGCCCGATCAAACGGTCGAGTCTGGCTCCCAGAGGTTGCAGCAGTGGCGGCGCACTTAAGCGTTGAGATCACCTCGCCCGCTCAGCTTGCCGTCCGCCTGTCAGCGCTCACCGGCCTGCCAGTCAGCCGACCCGTAGCCGAAGCTGGCTGGCTGATCTGTGACATCCCCGAGCCGATGGCAGCCGCCGACGTATGGGCCCAACTCTTTAACGCCCACGCGTCAGCCTACGGCGTAGCCATCGCAGCCAGGTAAGCCCGGCAGCCGGTAGGGTCAGCCTCACCAGCTGGCCCCCACCGGGGGTAGCCTCTCCTGCCAGGGGGGCTTACTTTATCCCCCGCAGCGAATTTTTTTTCCCTATTCCAGCTCAATTTTTTTTTAAAAACGCATTCCAGCTCACTACTTGCAAAGTATTAACACTTGACAGATCGCGCATGACGCAGTAAACTTGCTTTGCTATCACGCATGTCATGTCAAAAACAGAACGCATCGAGCATCTTGAGCAACAAGTGCATGAATTGCAGCAAAAATTAGATGAACAGCTAGACGCAATCAATATGCTGCTGCTTGATATCAAAGATTTACAACAATTCAAGCGCTTTGTTGAGCTATCGAGCGCATTACGAAAGTCGCAATATGATGTTGTCAATGCAACACGTGAAATGACATGAAAAATACTTTAGATCGACAAGCTTTCATTGAACTATTACGTATTTATTTGCGCCCTCAAGACTTTAAGCGCTTTGCAATAGCTAGTAAATTGAATGAAAAATCACGTTTTTTGTTTCGCATGACTCAAAAATTGAATAAATTTGAATATGTTTTGATTACTTGCGAAAATCAACAATCTTTTGTTAATTTTATCCCTGATGATGTTGCCACTCGCCCCTTTTCTGAACTGAAAGATTCTGATCTGATCCCAGATGTTTTATTCTTTACTGACTAGCCCTCGAATAGACTCCTTTTAGCCGCCTATCAATCCTCGTGTCACGCAATGTCCCGACTGATAAAGCTCTCTACGCTCGCGTAAAAGCTGCTGCAAAACGTAAATTTAAAGTTTACCCTAGCGCCTACGCGAATGCTTGGTTAGTGCGTGAATACAAGAAGCGCGGTGGGCGTTATCGTGTAGAAAAGTGAGTCACTGCAATGCCTAGAAAAGCGAAGTCAGGGCTCACTCGTTGGTTTGACGAGGAGTGGGTAGATGTGAAGACGGGCAAGCCCTGCGGGCGCTCTGCCGGGGAGAAGCGCCGTAGCTATCCAGCCTGCCGCCCGTCCAAGAGAGTTTCTGCTGACACGCCGAAGACCTCCAAAGAGCTGACGCCTGCAGAAAAACGTCGCTTCAAACGTGAAAAAACAAGCTCAAAGAAGATAAGCTATCAACACCGTCGCAAGAAGAAATGATGCAACGAAGCGATCAGCGAAGCTGTATTGCGTAGTGCTGTAGAGTAAAAACAAGTCGAGAAGTTGTCATGCCCGCCAAGGCTCGTAGTAGTCGTTACGCAGATCGAGCTGCGTTGCAGTCGCTTGGGCTGTTTGAAGCGGGCTCCGAACTTAAGAAGCTGCGTGGGCGCACGAACTCAAGATTTGACGTAGCTGCAGCAGAGATCCGAATTCTTTCCGACCTACTCCCGCACCAGCGTGAATTCGTCTGTAACTGGGAGCAAAGATACTTGCTCTATGTGGGTGGCCTGGGATCTGGTAAATCATATAGTAGCGTTGCAAAAGCAATACTTTTGGCTTTTCGCAGTCAAGGCGAATATCACATTTATCTTGAGCCAACTTACGTGATGCTCAATGACATCGCCATGCCGACCTGGACAAAGCTGCTCGATAAGTATGACATTCCATACACCATGCGTATATCTCCTCAGCCCAGCTTTACTTTGCATTTGCCAAAAGGCGAGACAACTATTCTTTTGCGCCCTTTGATGAATGTTGAGCGTCTTGTGGGCATCAACGCAGCGTCTCTTGTGATTGACGAAGCGGATACCGTTAAACAAGAGATTGCCGAAGCGGCTCTCGTCAAGCTGCAGGGCCGTGTTCGTGTTGGCAAATGTCCACAGATTTGCTTTGCTTCAACGCCAGAGGGGCGCAAATTTGTTTGGAACTTTTTTGAGAAAAATAAAACAGAGGACAAAGCTATTTATCGAGCCGACACAAGACAAAATCCATATCTTGACGAAAATTATGTCAAGGATCTACTTGCTAACTATCCACAGCACCTCGCCGATGCCTACATCCGAGGCATGTTCGTCAACCTTGAGACGGCGACTGTGTTCTCTGAGTTTGCTCGAGATGCACATGTGACAAGTGTTTTTCACGCTGAACAGAATGAGCCTGTACTTGTTGGGTGCGACTTTAACGTTGGCAAAAGCTCTAGTATTTATGGCGTCATGCGTGACTCTTCACAGGGACAGCAGTTGCATATATTTGAGGAGTTTCTATGCAGAGATACTTTTGCTTTGGCGGATCACATCAGGCGTCGTTTTCCAATACAGCTTGCCAAGGGCATGGTCGTCGTCTATCCAGATAGCTCAGGCTCTCACGCCAGCACTTCTTCAACGATGAGCGATCACGATATTCTCAGGGAAGCGGGATGTAAAGTAATTGCAGAGCGTCGAAATCCACCAATCTCTGAGACCGTATCACATGTTAACAACTTTCTGCATAGAAATCAAATACTATTCAATCCATCTACTTGTCATGACATTATTGATGTAATGGAAAATTGGGCGTACGATAATACATTAAAACCTTCCAAGGGATCAGCCAGAGACTTGTCGCACTTTGGTGATGCGATTCGATATTTAATTTGGCAGAGTTTCCCTCGGCCAGGTTTTTCTACAAATCGCGGGCAAAGATGGCGTTAATCGTTACTTGGTCTATCGACTATTTTGCCAAAGTGTCCAGCTTTAGTCCATCTGCTTAGTGTCGTCGCTCTAGTGCCGTAAAACTTTGCCCAGTCGTTCAAGCATTTAGTCTCGCCATTGTGCAATATCCAAACATTTGTGCGTTTATTTCTATTTTGAGTTGAAATTGTAGCCCATCTGCAGTTGCTTGGCTCATAGTTTCCATTTGTGTCAATTCTATCGAGAGACATTCCTGGTGGCCTTTCGCCCATGTCCTCGCAAAAATTTTGAAAATCTTGCCATCTTTCGCACACCGAAATCCCTCGCCCTCCATAGAGCGGGTATTTTTTAAGATTTGGATTTTGACATCTTTGTCTCATCTGTATCCATGTTGTGTAACTTGGGTGCTCGGTATTGTTGAAAATTTTCTTAGGTTTATTTAATTTATCTTGAGTGTTTTTAGCTTTTTCTCGTATTGCCCACTTACAGTTTTCCTTGCAGTATTCAATTGACCTATCATTCCTAGCAATCAAATGCGTATTAGATGGCGCTTTTCCCATTTCTTCATAAAAACATAAAAAACTTTTGCGCCAACTGTCACACATTTTCGCTGTTAATCCACCTTCGCTGTTTTTTGCATTTTTTTCACATCTTTTTTTTATTTCGCGCCAGACGCTGTATTCTCTTGTATCGGACAGTCCGTGCCTCTCTTTGCTTTTTCCAGAAAGACATCCGCAGGAAAGCGACTCACCTCTTGCGAGCTTCGACCTTCTAACACTTCTTGTCGCACCGCATTTACATGCACATAGCCAGTAAGACTCCCTCAGGCCATTTTTGCTTGAATCTTTAGAAAGAACCGTCCAGTAGCCAAATTCCCGACCAGAAAGGTCTAAAGTGCTTCTTGTCATGCCTATTGACGTTAGGTGTGAACACGATCCGGGGGTTGCAGCCCGCCGGGTCAACCCATTTTATAGCAGGTAAACTCAGGGAAAGGCTGGACTCGACGTGACGATCATCCCTAACTCGCTCGTTCCGACAAGTGATAATTTGACGCTGCCCTTCGAGCGTCGCTTTCCTGAGTACGAGGAAGCATTTGAAGAGGTATCAGGCGTAGATGCGTACTCGATTGAACAAGCAGAGCAGTTTTCACGTCTCGCCCCTATTCGTTTTTGCACGCTTCCTGAGTTCTATCTCTTTGAAGCATCGGACGAATACTTACCCCAGGACTATCTAGAAGAGCAAAAAAGTTATCAAGTACGCAAGACACGCGCACAAAGCAGTTTTCAGAACTATTACTCGCATCTAAGAGACCTCGTGGTCGGGACAGCACTTCGCAAAGGAGTATCTGTACCAGAGAGCGTTCCCTCAGAGTGGAGCAATTTCTTTGAAGATGTTGATCTTGAAGGGCATTCGCTTGCTTCTTTTACAAAAGAAGTGTTTACAGATGCTCTTGATGGGGGTGTTTCTGCAATTTGGGTCGAATATCCCAAACTGCCCGAGGGCTTGAGCGCCGCTGAGGAGCGTCGTATCAACCCACGCCCGTACTTCGTGCTGATGCGCATGGATCAAGTGCTTGAATGTCGTTATGACGTGTTCAACGCACAGATTGGGGCGCAGAATATTTTTGGGGCGTTTCCTACTTATTTGCGCATCAAGACAGAAGTACGTCGCCAAAGCGAAGAGAACGAGTTTTTTGAAGAAGTTATCCCTGCAGTGCGCGTATATGACATTGTAAATCTTGCAAATAACGATGTTTCCGAGCTTTCTGACGAAGTTGAGCCAGTTGTTGAGGGTCAGCGAGTGCGCTGCCGTCTTTATACAAAGCGCAACAAACCCAGCAATGTAGATAAATACACTCTTGAAGAAACTACGTATCTTTCGATTCCTTTTATTCCGTTTGTTCCCGTACTAGGGGGTAAAAAAGAAGCATTTTTCCGCGCCCGCCCTTTGCTTTTTGACATCGCACGTCTCAACTTGCATCATTGGAGCGTGTCTGCTGACCTTGCGGAAACAATTCACTTGACTTCCTCGCCGATCCTTACGGGTACTGGTGTGCGTCCTGATGATGAGATCAAGGCGGGTGCTGGGCGTGCCCTGTTCTCGCAGAATCCCGACGCGAAATTCAGCTTGATGAGCGCTTCGATGGAGGGTGCATCGGTGACGCTTGAGAATCTGAGGCGCGTAGAAGCGGCCATGGAGCGCCTTGCCGCCGTTGCTATGACTACCAGCAAAACCCAAGCAGAGTCGGGCTTTGCGAAGCTCCTGGACCGCTCCCAGAGCGATTCTCAGCTCGCCGTCCTTGTGCAGAGCCTTGAGGATGCACTGAATCGTGCGCTGCTGTATGCGTCCGCCTATCGCTCTATTCCTGAAGTGCGCGTGACGATTAGCAAAAACTTCATCCCCGTTAAGCTGCATTCTCAGCAAGTAATGGCGCTCAGTTCTTTGTTCAAAGACAGCAACGCAATTACGATTGAAATGTTCTTGCGTATGCTTGAAGCGGGCGAAATGTTTGAAGGACTGTCTGATTTCAGTGTTAAAAATCTGCTTGACGACATGGGGCTTGACGGCACAGAAACCGCTCAAGACCTTGGGGTGGGCGCCGCCGGTGGGCGTCAGATTGCAAATCGCGGGCAAATCCCTGTTGATAACAGCACCATGCTGAGCGAAGGGCGTGATCTAGAAGTCGCAGAAGCTTCTGCTGAGCTAAACGAAGCGAACAATGCTACTATTTAACGAGTCAACAGACGACTTTGCGTGACCGAGCACACCCCCGAAACTCTTGAAGACGCTCTTGCGTTGATCCAGGCACTTCAAAAGAAGACTGGTGAGCTGGAAAGTGAGGGCGCGAAGCTCAAGGCAACAAAAGAAGGGCTGCTGAAGGATCTTAAGAAAAAGAAGACCGTCGATAGCTTTTTGAAAGTTGCTGGCATCGAGCTGAGCGACGATCTTGACGAAGAAGCGATTGCTGAGCGCATTGCTGGGCTCGCTCGCAAGACCGACACTGCCACCGCTGAGGCTCAGCAGCAGCAATCGAGCAAGCAGCAGGAGCAGACACCTTCTGATGCGATGAACGAGGCTCTGAAAGCCCAGTTCACCTCCCTTCGCAAGGAGCTTGCTGATTTGCGCAAGGTGAATGAGGAACTTGAGCAGCAGCGCAATCAAGAGCGAGAGCAGCGTCGAGAGAACAAGCTTGAGCGTTATGTGACTGACGAGCTGTCAAAAGTTGAATGTCGTCGTCCGTCGCATCTTTACAAGTTGCTGAAGGAGAAGTTCCGTCTTCTCGATGACGAGAACACTGTTGTGTATGGGTCTGAGGATGATCCCGTATCTCTTCGTGACGCCGTTTCTCGTCTTCGTGACGACGAGGAGTTCTCTGTTTACTTTGCAGGAAGCGGTGCGACTGGATCGGGCATGACCACGAATCGTTCTGCTACGCCGTCCTACTCGAACAACCCGTTCAGCAAGGATTCCCTGAATGCCACGAAGGCGGCAGAAATCTTGCAGAAGGATCCAGACAAGGCAAAGCGTTTGATCTCTGAGGCGCGCATTGCAGGCAAGCTTGATCCCGTGCTGGGCAGGGCGCTGCAAACGATGTAGATTCATCTGTGGTAGATGAAGGATTCAGCCCCCGCCTGGGGGCTTTTTTATCGCTAGTGTGCGACTAGCCGCTTTTGCAAAATGTCCATTACTTATCGCGGGGAGACTTTTGAAGGTTACAATAAGCCCAAGAGAACGCCTAATCATCCCACCAAGTCGCACGCTGTTCTTGCAAAAAGTGGCGATGAAGTTAAGTTGATTCGCTTTGGGCAGCAGGGCGTCTCCGGGGCCGGTAGCAATCCTAGAGCAGAGAGAGAAAAAGCGCGTCAACGCGCTTTCAAGGCAAGACATGCTGATAATATCTCTAAAGGAAAGATGAGTGCAGCTTATTGGGCTGACAAGGTTAAATGGTAGATAAGAGATTCACTCCTGGCTTTTAATCCAATCCTTAAGTTCAACTACATACGCACGCATTTCTCTAGCTTTTTGAAGATGCCATTCGTCGCAGGTTTGAAAATAAAGTCGATTGTGCGTGTCTACGGCCTTCAGTAGGTGATGAATGATTGGGTTCCAGGGCTCGCGCACAGGCGAGTTCCATGTGCGTCTTTCTGACACCGTTCGCCCGCGATGCAAGAAAAGGCTAGGAGGGGCCGGGGTTCTTAGCATGTGTCAGAGCGCTCACCTCATTTGTCATGCCTTTCAAGACTGATCGCAACGTCATTGGCCGCCAGATCACTTCTGCGGTCGAAGAGGTCATTACCTCTCTTCGCATCTCCTACGACGCCGGTATGGCCAGCGGCAGCATCTACGTGATCCCTGCTGCTTTCACCCGCGCCAACCTGGTGGAACTGTTTGCTGGTCTCCCCACCGTGACCGGCACCCAGACCTTGGACATCAGCGGTACCGCTGGTAATGCCACTGTGTCCGCCGGTGAGAAAGCTGTTGCCACTGGCAAGGGCTGGACTCTGGACACCACCGCCTGATCCCCGTCCATTTTTTTAAAGGGCCTCACTTCGGTGGGGCTTTTTTATTAACTTGCATTTGTTAATCATGAAAAAACCAAGTAAGCAACAAAGTAAATTTGAAAAGGTGATGAGAGAATTTTACGCTGGAACACTTAAGTCATCTTCGGGTGCAAAGGTGACAAGTCGTGCTCAAGCGATGGCAATTGCCGCAAGTGAAAGTGGTATGCCTCCGAAAAAGAAGCGGAAGCCTGCCGCTAAGAAGAAGCGCTAGTATTTCAGTGTTAGAGGCCGTGCCTCGTGAAGTCGAGCCAAGCGCTCGCGCAGTGCGGTTGTACCGACACAAACTTTTTCAATCCGCCTGACAGCAGTGCTGTAGGCAGCTCGTTTGTTTTCTTCTCTTCTTTGAGGCAAAGACAATGCTTCTCGCTGGCATTCCTTTTATTCCTCAGCTTTTCCTGGAATACCAGCAGGAAGAGCTGCAAAACCGCAACGCTCTGGTCACTTCCGGCCTGATGGTTACGAACTCTGCCATCCAGGCTGAGTTTGCTAAAGGCGGCAAGACCATCGACCTGCCTTTCTTCGGTGATCTGTCGGGTGACTCCGAGATCCTTGATGACACCACTGGTTTGACCGCCGCCACTCTGGCTGGCGACGTGCAGACCGGCGTGCGCAACATGCGTGGTAAGGCTTGGAAGGCTTCTGACCTGGCTGGTGAACTGGCTGGCTCTGACCCCATGCAGGCCATTGCTCGTCGCACTGGTCAGTATTGGGTGCGCGACATGCAGACCTCGCTGATCAACGTGATCAAGGGTCTGTTCGCCACCGGTGGTCCTCTGACCTCCTCTCACGCTGCTGGCGGTACCAGCACTCAGCTCTCTCAAAGCGTGATGGTTGACGCCATCGCCAAGCTGGGTGATGCGGGTCAAGAGCTGACTGGCGTTCTGATGCACTCCCGCATCTACTACGCACTGATGAAGCTGGATCTGATTGTTCCTGCTTCCAGCACCTCTCAGCTCGATACTCGCCTGTCTGCTCAACGCCTTGAGCTGGGCACCTACCTGGGTCGCCCGGTGTTCGTTGACGACACCCTGCCTGTTGATGCTGGCGCCGGTACTGGCGGTGCTGACGTGCTGCACACCTACTTCTTCGGCCCTGGTGCATTTGCTTTTGCAACTGCTCCTGCCAAGACCCCGCTCGAGACTGACCGCGATTCCCTGAAGGGCATCGACTACCTGATCAACCGGACGCACTATCTGGTGCATCCCAATGGCATCAGTTGGGTTGGCAACGCTGCTGGCAACTCGCCCACCAATGCTGAGCTTGCTACTGGCACCAACTGGGACAAGGTGTTCACCGACGATCGCAACATTCGGATCACGCAGCTCCGCTGCTACATCTGATCGCTGTAGTCACGGCCCCTCTTCGGAGGGGCTTTTCACTATCAAGTAACCGTCATGTCGATTACTACTTTTCGTCTCGCACGCGAGCAAGAAGAGGCCAAGCTGAAGACTGAGGTTGAAGCACCTGCTGAAGCCCCCGTTGAGGAAGCTCCTGTCGCCTGCCCCGCACCTGCGCCTAAGGCTCCCGTGGCCAGCGCAAAGACCAAGACCACCACTGTCAAGGGCTGAGCCCTAGAGAGGCGTCACGATGGCCTTCGTATCGACCCTGGGAGCTGCTAACGCCAACTCCTTCATCAGTGTTGCGAGGGCCACCACGCTTCTCGGTGAGCTTCCTGTGAGCGCTGGCATTACGGCCTGGCTTGCTCTCAACAACACACAAAAAGAGCAGACACTTGTTGCCGCAACGATGACTGTCAACCCCTTGAAGTGGAAGGGGTATGTCGCCGATGCTTCGCAGTCTCTTTCTTGGCCGCGCCTGATCAAGGTTGATGGGCGCCAATTGCCAACTGATGAGCTGCCAATTGATTTTGAAATTGCTGTCGCTTACATGGCGGCATTTCTTGGAAGTGGGGGCGGATATACAGCAGTTGCCGCAAACGATGGTGGTGCAACTCTTCGTAGCACAAATCAATACGAGGAAGTTGAATTGGGCGATGGAGCACTACGCGTCAAGTTTAAGCAAGGTGACATTCCACAAACGGGAATTGATTACATTCCACCGTTTGCAATGGATATTCTGTATCGCTACATGATTGACCCAAGCTTCAATCAACCGTATGTGAGCCGTAGCAGCACGGCGCGTATTGACCCCTACTACGGCGGCGCCTCGTTCCGCCCGAGTCGTGTTCGCTTCGCTGGGAATCAAGTTTTCCCTGCTCGCGGCGGCTGGTACAGCAACCCGCTGTGATGAACCATGTCTCTCGTTGACGACATTTTTTCTTCAATTCCCGCCCCGCTGATCAATCAGTTTGGGGTTGACGCGACATATATTAAAGCCAACGCAAATCCGACTTACAATCCAACAACAGGCACGGTTTCGGGAGCTGCAGCCGAGATTGCGATCAAGATTGTTATCTCTGAATTAAAGCCAGAGGAGATGCAGGGGCTGTATCAGCAAACTGATGTAAAAATTCTCATTGCCGCCGACTCTCTTTCTGGGTATTTTCCGCAAACAACTGACTCAATTCGCTACTTACAGAATGGGGTGACAAGAACTGCAAAAATTATTGGCATGTTTTCGTATCGAGGCGATAGCGCTATTCTGCACTCAGTTGTTGGGAGGTTGAGTTGATATGGCAAAGAAAAGCAATTTGAAGGAACTAACAAAACGCATGAAGAACGAAATTGCTTACGGTGTTCAAAGCGCAGCCGTGGAAATCATTAATGGTTTAGTTGATGTTGGCCCGGCCTGGAGTGGTGAATTTTCCGCTTCTTGGGATGTTGTTGGACCTGGGCAAAGTGCATCTTCGCCAAGAGGTTCAGGCAGAATCTATAAATATGACAAGCGCAATTTTCCTGTCTCGCGCTTTCAGAAAGCAATCGAAAAAGGGGTAAAGCAATTTCAGATTGTAAATACCGCGCCACATGCTGCAATCGCAATTGATGGCGAGGAAGCAATTTTCACGCATCCAAATGATGCCGATCCGCTAAAAGATCCTGTTGAGTTTGGCTTTCGCCCGAAAGACGCAGATGGCGAGCAGGAGCCGTCTTTTCGTTATGACATCAGCATGGGCCATGACGACAGTAGCAAGCCAAACGCAATGATTACGGCAGAGCCTGACTGGCTAACAACTTATGCACTGGGTGGTAAATTGAACAAAAATCTTCGTTACGGTTTTAGCATTGGATTTGGAGGTATTCGTTAATGAACTATCAGTCCATTCGTGCCAAGATCGAGGCACCATTGCTTACCGTTTACAACACTCAATCTCCGCCTGTTCCTGTTTATTTTGATAACATCACTGCGGTTCCTCCTGACCCACCGAGTGAATACGTGCGAATCAACGTTACGTTTGGATTGACGACCGAATCGACGCTTGATGGGTCGCTTGATTACGCGAGAGGTGCATTAATTATTCGCTGCTTTGCTCCCAAAAGCGCAGGACCAGCACGTTGCCAACAGTTAATTCAGCTTGCAAAGCAGACTCTTGATGCGCTAAATGCAGCAAATAAAACATCGACTACTACTTATGTAAGAACAGGTGCAATTACTGGGCCGTCTTTTCAGTCGCCAAATGATTCGCCTCATTTTATTGGGCGTATTGATACCGGTTGGCAGGCGAGCGTCAAGTAATCGCTAACCTGTATCTAGCTGGGCAGTGCCCACACAAGCCACTACCCCCTTCTTGTCATGGCAACCGTTCTGTCCGGCGTTTCTGGCGCCTTCTACTACAAGCCCGCAGGTACCACAGCAACTTTTGGTGAATCCGATATTGTTGTCGGAAGCGACACGATCAACGTTGGAGCCAATCTGAATTTCAAGGTTGGCGATCCTGTAAAATTTAACTTCCGCAATACGCAAACTGGCGCTGCTGGTTCTGGCACCCTTCCTTCCCCTCTCAGTACCGCAACCACCTATTACGTAATTGCTTACAGCAGCTCCACTGGACTTCTGCAAGTTTCCACCACTGCTGGCGGTGCAACTGTTGACATTGCTGATGACGGCACTGTTGCTGCGCCTAACAAGTTTGAAGTGTTCTACGCCAGCTACGCAGTTGTGGCAGAAGTGCGCGACTGGAGCCTTGAAATTTCACGCGCCGAAATTGATGTTACAACCATCGGTCAGACCCTTGGTCAGTACGTGCCCTTCCGCAAGTACATCTCTGGCTTTGGTGATGCCAATGGCACCGCCAACGTCTACATGACCGACGAAGATAACGCTCTGGCCAATCGCCTCGTGCAGGACGTGCTGCTGCGCAAACAGGTGGGCGCTGGCATGAAGCTCTACCTGGAGCGCATTGAGTCTGGTGGCTCTGTGGATGACACTAAATCTCGCTCGATCGAGATGCCTGTCACCCTGACCTCGGCTTCTCTGAACGTGAATCCGGACGACGCTCAGTCTGTTGCCATCAACTTCCGTCCTTCGGAAGCTGTGAGCTTTGACTTTGCTACCACCTGATTCAGCCAGGGTTACACAGCCCCGCTTCGGCGGGGCTTTTCTTTTTTCTGAGTACGATCATGCCTGACGCTGTAGTCCACGGAACACTGCCCACGGGCGCCGCAAGAGAGATTGATGCAACAAATGATGGCAAGCTTGAAGTAGATTCAAGTTTTTCAGGTGCATCTGTTGATGCTTTTGGGCGTCTAAGGGTTTCTGATCCGTTGACGCTTTTTGATTCGAGTCATCGGTACGCGGATAATGGGCTGTGGGCTACGAGCGTATCGAATAGCGGTGCTGCGACATTTTCGGCAAACGAGGGTCTTGTTGATCTTGCTGTTACGACAGCTTCGGGATCTAAGGTTTACAGAGAAACGACCAAGTGTTTTAGTTATCAGCCAGGTAAGTCGTTACTTGCGTTGAACACTTTCGTGATGAACCCCGCAAAAGCGGGGCTGAGGCAGCGTGTTGGATATTATGGAGTGGCGAACGGCATCTATTTGGAGCTGGATGGCTCAACGCTCTCTTTCGTTGAGCGCAGCTCAGTTAGTGGGTCTGTCGTTGAAACAAAAGTTGCTCAAGCTGACTGGAACGGCGACAAGCTTGACGGAACAGGTGAGTCAGGCTTTGCGCTTGATGCGACAAAGGCACAGATTATGTGGGTCGATATTGAGTGGCTCGGGCTGGGCACTGTTCGACTTGGCTTTGTGATTAACGGAGTTTTTATCCTGTGCCACTCTTTCCATCACGCCAATCTTATTGCTTCAACTTATATTACAACTGCATCATTGCCATTGCGCTATGAAATCGAGAACACGGCAGGAACTGCGAGTGCAAGCACGTTAAAGCAAATCTGCTCGACAGTGATTTCTGAAGGCGGCTACGAACTCCGGGGATTACAGCAAGCCGTCTCAATTCCGTTGACCTCTCCTCGCACGCTTGGTACTGCTGGGACCTTTTACCCAGTGATTTCACTTCGTCTCAAGTCTGCTCGTCTTGATGGAATTGTCATCCTAACAGCGCTTTCTTTGCTTTCTATTTCTACTGGCAATTTTAACTGGCAGGTTCGTGCAACTGGTGCAACGACGGGGGGTTCTTGGGTAAGCGCGGGTGCGAATAGCTCTGTTGAGTATAACATTACTGGAACCTCTTACGCCGATGGCCGCATCGTTGCTAGTGGCTTTTTTAGCTCAACGAATCAAAGTGGGGCCGGTGTTGACATCCTGAAAGAGGCTTTGTTTAAGTTTCAGCTAGAACGCGACTCTTTTACCTCTACGCCTTACGAGCTAACCCTTGTCATCGCTTCTGACGGGGCAGACGATCAAGTCGTCGCTTCTATGGATTTTGAAGAGATCTCTCGTTGATTGCGATAAAGACATTTTTGATCTACAATCCAAGCTGACCACGGTTTTTCTATGGCCGCCACTCCTACCCCAGCTTCTCCAATGAGGGCAATTGATCGCTTGCGTAAGGCTTCAAACTTTGAGCCAATCAAACAAGTTGTTGAGCTTGTTGATGGCAGCGAGTTTGTATTTTATGCCACACCTTTGACCGCATCTGAACGCGAGAAGGCGCAAAAAGATGCAAAGTCTGACAACGCAAACGACTTTGCAATGCAGCTTCTGATCGCCAAAGCCCTCGACGAGAATGGTGAGCGACTTTTCAAGTCTGGAGACGCCGCTGTTCTGCGCAGGGAGGTTGAAGATGAAGACGTGCAAAAACTAATTCTTTGCGTCCTTCGCCCTCGTGGCTCGGAGGATGTAGAGCCCGACTCCAAAAGCGATTGAGCAAGAGCTAGAGTCTGACAACAGACTTTACTTCCAACTTTCTCTCGCGGAAGCCTTGCATTGCACTTTGTTTGAACTTAAAAACAAAGTGACAGATGAGGAGCTTGCACTCTGGGCCGCTTACTTTTCTATCAAGAACAGGAGGCAAGAGAAAGAGATGGAGAAGATCAAGCGTCAGGCTCGTCGTTAGCCGCCTCTCGGGGCGGCTTTTTCGTATTTGGCTAGACTCAAGGGACATAGCGACTTGTTGACGTGGCAAGCTACGAGGCGGTTATCAACCTTGTGGTTCAGGGTGAGGCTGCGCTTAATCGTATTCAGAAGAAAATTGATAATTTATACAAAACCGTAGGGGATCTTGAGACAAAGAAAAAGTTTCAAGGATCACAGGCTGCTGCTTCTTTTGTTAGAGAGCAGGCAAATGAGCTCGAAAGAGTTGTATCTGTTTCAAAGCAGCAAATCAAGGAGCAGGAGCGCAGCATTGTCAAGCAGAGCAAGCTCAATGCCGCTGTTGATTTATACGAAAGAAGACAGAGACAGCTCTCTCGCACAAGTGTAGCCAATCAAAAACAATTTGCTGATCAAATCAGAGACATAGAGGAAGGATTTAAGTTTTTCAAAGATAGAAAAAGCGCTACAGGTGTTCAGGCAATTGCTACCGAGCTTGGAAGGATTATTGAATATGACAATGAAATAAATAGAATCTCTGAGCGTAGAACAGCTAATCAGCGTAGGCTTTTTGCTTTTAGCAAAGAGATCGCAAGATATGAAGCCTTTGGACTTAAGACTGATCGAGCAAGGAAGACTCTTTCTAGTTTTGAGGAAGTAGCCGGCGGTAATCAATTAAAAAAAGCACAGCAGTATGAAGCCGCACTCAGGAATCAGTTAAAGCTACTCAAAGATCAGCTAGTTGAGCAACAAAGAGTTGCAAAAATTGCACCAAGTTCGCCGATCCTTGGTGGAGTAAATTTCCCTGGTAGTCCTAAAGCAGTTGCGGCTCAGCAAAGGGCGCAAGAGATTGCACTTCGCCAAGCCCAACGAGGATTCCCGGCATCGCCAATTGGCGGTGCTGTAACAATGATTGGGAGTCCAAAATTTCTTGCGGCTCAAGAAAGGGCGAGGTCTGCTGCAGAGCGGGCTCTACGCGCACAAGAAAAATCAGCGAAAGCCGCTGAGAACGCTGCAAATAAAGAAGCCGACAGAATTCTCAAGGAATCGCAAAAAGGATTTCCTTCTTCGCCGATCATGGGCGCTGTCTCCATGGCGGGCAGTCCTAGAGCCATTGCGGCTCAGGAGCGAAATCGCGCTGCGGCAGAAAAGCGCGCTGCTGTTCAGCGCAGAGCTGAAGAGCGTGCAGCGAAGGTTCAGCAGCAAGTTGCTGTCGCAGCAGAAAGAGCGGCAGAAAAAGCTCTAAAAGAAGCGCAGAAGGGATTCCCTTCGTCTCCAATTCTTGGAAGTGCAACAGTAGAGGGTAGCCCAAGGTGGAGAACCGCGCAGGAATCTGCTAGGCAAAAGCTTGAAAGTGCAGCAAAAGCTGCAGAGCGAGCAGCGGATAGAGCCTTGAAAGAAGCGCAGAAAGGATTCCCGTCGTCGCCAATTCTTGGCACTGCCACAATGACTGGCAGCCCAAAATGGAAGGCTGCGCAAGAGAAACTTGCAAGAGCTGCTGCTGGCGGAGGAGTTGCAGGCTCTGGCCTTGAGCAAGCACTTCAAGGGCTGCAAGAGGCTCGCGGGGCGCGTCAGTCTTTCCTTGGTGGTGTGTCTCCCGCGCAGGCGATTGATCAAATCGTGCGCGAGTTCAGAAAGGGTCAACCAGCAGTAGGTAATGTAGCGCAAAACATTGGAGATACATTTGCAACAAGCCTTAAGAAAGGTGCATCCGAAGCAGCGACGTCGGCAAGATCTTTTGCGACTGCTGCAGCCCAAGCAATCAAAAATGTGTTTGGCATCGCCAGCCCATCTCGTTTCATGATCGAGTTGGTACAGAATCTAGTGAATACATATATCGCAGAAATGCAGAAATCCTATCCAAGGATTCAGGCGGCTACAGATAAAGCTTTTGGCGAGCAAACTTTGCTCAGAAGCGTAAAAGAGCTTCGTGCGACCGGCAGGGGTTTTGAATTCGCCGAGCGTCCATCGCGTGGATTCCGACCATTCCGCGAAGCTCAGGGTTTTGGGCGCGGCACCGAGGGCGCCACGCAAGAGTTCAACAACATGATGCTGGACTTCAGAAAGCAAATAGCTGAACTGACAACTCAACCAGAAATTTTTAGCAATCTCTTGAGAGGTCTTCCCGATGCTCGCATTACGACTGATTTGATTGGTGCGGCGAATCGTCGCGCACTTGCGTCCGAACTTCCGTCCTTTATGCCCACGCAAAGGATGATGGGGCCTGGGGAGCTTGAAAAAGCAATTACAAATGCTTTTTCCAAGTTTGTTCGTGAGCTGAGAGTTCCCACTTCTGAGAGGATTAGAGCGGAGAGATTTGCTGGGCCAAAGCTATTGACGCCCGCAGTAGAAATTATTACGCCATCACAGCAAGAAAGAATTGCTAGGGCTTACGAGCGTTCCGCGCAGAGAGCGCTTTCTGTTCTTGCCGAAGATGCTTTTAGGGGTGCTGGACGCCCTGCTATTTCTGCCGCAAACTTTGGGTTTATGGCAGATCCGGCTCGTATTAGTCGCCTTTCTGGCATTGGGCGTGCATTGCCGCCGGCGATTGACGTTGCATCCAGTGCTGTTGACGGAGAAAGCAGGGACTTGCGTGAATCTATTCGCAATCTTTTTGATCGAATAAATCAAGGCATTCAGTCTGCGTTTAGCGGCTTTGGCGGATTCGGTGGTGGCAGTCGCAGTGACGGCGGCGGTGCCGCTAACGGCGGCGGCGGTCGTGGTGGAGCCCCGAATCAAGTTGCTCAACTGCTTGGTTTTGATGCAATCGGTGACATTTCTCGTGTTTCTACTCGTGAACTCGAAGCGCTTTCTGCTGCGGCCTCCGAGCTTCGCGCTGTTCTTGATCCAACAATTGAGGGCTTTGATCGTCTTGACAATCAATTGCGCGAAACAATTGGGCAGATTGGCCGTCAAATTGAGCGTCGCGCCCCTGAGGCTGATTTCCTGACTCGCCGATTTGGCCCTAGGGGCGGTCGGGCAGTCAGCGAAGGCTTGATTGGTGGCGCCTTCCCGCTGCTGTTTGGACAAGGCGTTGGAGCTGCTGCTGGCGGTGGCCTGGGTGGCGCTCTGGGCGGCTTTGCTGGTGGCGGACTGGGGTTTGGCTTGTCGCTGGCTGGCACTGCGCTAGGTACGGCGTTTGACACTCTTAATCAAGCAGCACAGGATACTGGCAAGGCACTCAGGTATCCAATTGAAGGATTTGAAAAGCTAAAAGAAGCTGGCTTGCTTGCTGGCCGTGAGCAGGAATATTATATTTCCAAATTAATAGAAGCTGGAAGAGCTACAGAGGCGGCCGGCATTATTCAGGCTGAAATTATCAAGAAAATAGGAGTGCGTGGAGTTGAAGATCTCCAGCGCCTTGGTGATTCTTCTTCTCGTCTCAGCAAAGCTTGGGCAGAATTTACTCTGCAACTTCAGGCTGCGCTTGCCGGCCCAATGGCTGGCTTGTTGAATTGGCTAGCCAACACTATATCTGTAATCAATAATCGCACAAGGGAAGTGGCAAGACAGAGCGATATTACTTCCGGCCTTTCGCCAAACGACCTAAAGTCGCTTCAGGCTGAAGAACAAAGAATACTTTCAGGCGCAAATATTTTCAATGAAGCTGCAAAGAGGCAGCAGGTATCTCAGCTTTATAGTCAATTTGAATCTAGAGCAAATATTAACGCTTCGACTACGCGACTCACCCCAGAGCAGCTTGACGCCCAAAAGAAAGCTGAAGGTGCAACAAAAGAACTGCAGGCCCAGGTCGAGCTTCAGTCAAAACAACTCTCGTTGACTGGACTGACACTTGAAAGAGATGAAGCTCGTTATGTAAATGCGGCAAAAGCTGTTGCAATTCAAGAGTATGACAATAAACTCCTTGAGATTAAAAATAGCTGGATTGGGCAAATTTTCAACAAAGAGCAAAATCTTGCTAAAATTCGCAACGCGAATCTTCAGCTTGCAGCACAATTAAAACAGATCAATGAAGAAGTCGCTCGCCGACAAGAAGAAGTTTATCAAAACAGTCTTCAGGCCGAGATGGCTTTGTATCAAGAAGCTCAAAAGCAGTACGATCTAAATATTAAAATAACAGAATTCAATCAAGGAGAAATTGCAGCCTTAAAAGAAAGGCTGTCAAGAAATGAGCAAATAACCAATAGCAGGCTGGCTGAGTTTTACGTAGAAGAAGAGCTGGCAATGATTGCTGCTCGTAAAAATGGAACAGTTGAGCAGACCGCCAAGCTATACAGCCTTCGCCTTAAAACACTTCAGTCTGAGCTTGATCTAGAAAAAGGCGTAGCGCAGCAGAAAATTGCTCAGTTGCAACTTGATAAATTAATTGCAATTGAAGAAGCAAAACGTCAGGCCGCCGACCCATTTGCACAATTCCGTCAATCTCAACAGCTTAATGAGCAGTTTACTAAAACATACTTCAGGCTCCTGAAAGAGGGAATTAAACCAGCGGAAGCTGAACGTCTTGCGAATTTTGAGCGTCTTGTTTCTGAGCAGCTTAGATCACTTGATATTCAAGTTGCAATAGCTCAATCCGTCTATGACGAAGCCGTTGCGCGTGGCATTCTTGGCAAAGAGCTGCAAAGCTATCTCGATAATCTTGAGAGAGCAAAAGCGGCTCGTGATTCAGCCGCCAAGGAAGCGGCCGGCGGCCCCGGTCCCGCATCCCAGGAAGTTCCAGGCGCAAAAATCCAAGAATTTATTTCTACGGCAGAGGAAGAGCTGAAAGATCTTGAAGCTCTTGCTGTTCGCGTTTCTCAAGGTATTGGTGATGCAGTCGCAAATTCAATGGCCAACGGAATCACTGGCTTGATTGAAGGCACAACTACAGCGAAAGAGGTATTTGCTGGATTTCTCAAAGATATGGGCAATATCTTGATTAAAGAAGGTACGCGCATGATTGGCATGTACATCGCAATTGGCGTTGCAAAGATGTTTGCAGGATTGCTTAGTGGCGCAGGTGGCGCTAGCAAGCCAGCTCTACCTGGATCAATGGGGCAGGCAACAAAAACCGGACTTGATACCGGTGCCGGAAATATCTCAGATATGCTTAGTGGATTAGCCGCAAATGGCGCTTACTTCGCAAATGGAGTTTCAGCATTTGCCAAAGGTGGAATGTTCACTAATTCAGTCGTTGCTTCGCCGACTCTCTTCAAGTTCGCCGATGGTGGCGTGCAGCGCACTGGGCTGATGGGCGAGGCCGGCCCGGAGGCAATCATGCCTTTGCGCCGCTCCGCCAATGGTCGCCTTGGGGTGGACGCAAACGGCCTGCGTGAAGCCATGGCGTCCGGTGGCAGCGGCTCCAGCGGTGCTTCCGTACTCAACATGAGCTTCCAGACCACCAGCATCGGTGGCGTCGAGTACGTGAGCCGCGAGCAACTTGAAGCCGCCATGGCCGCTACGCGTCGTGATGCTGCACGTGATGGCGCAAAACGAGGCATGTCGATGACTCTCGATAAACTGCAACAAAGCCCAGGCACTCGTGGCCGCGTTGGACTCCGCTAATGGCTGCACAATTTCCTAGCATTAAGCCTTCGGAGCGTAGTTTTCGCCCTGGGCAATACCCAACAAAAAGCTACAGAGCATTGTCGGGCGCCATTGTAAAACGCGCTTTCGGTAATCGCGCCTACGGACATGAGTTGCAGCTTAGTTTTAACAATGTAAAAGATAGCGTAACAATTGCACTAGTCGATCACTACAACAGTACTCGGGGAGGTTTTGATCGCTTCACGCTACCCGCCGAACTGTTTGCCGGTATGGACGCAAGCCTGCGAACAAGACTGCAAGCCCCCACTCAGATCAAGTGGGAGTACTCAGGCCCGCCTGACATCAAATCCGTGTTCAATGGCTTGAGCAGCATTACTATCACTCTTCTGGGGGAGCTTGAATACTGATGTCTGAAATACGCATAGCTCAGTACTTTAAGCTTGTTGCTGGGGCGCAAACGCTTCGCTACCAAAACTACTTCATTGGGCAGTCAAGCTCTTATTTAAGTGAATCGTATGACTTTGCGCCCTTCCGAGCAGAGGGTTCACTTGCTTCGCTAAATGGCGACAATGAAACTTTGCGAATTTTGTTTCCTAACATCGAAGTAGCGCTGCGGTTAGTTGAGCAAGCAAACGGCAACAGGCTTAGTCAACTCACATTTACAACAGCTTGGCTTAACTCATCCGATCAAATTATTACTCCCATGTCGGACTACTATTTAGGCATTGGAGCTAGCTACAGTGAAACAACAATTGAGTTGCGCTTTAGATCGGCTATTGATAGTGTCGGTAGCGCGTTTCCAGCTCGCACACTTACTAAAGGTCTTGTTGGCCCATTGCCCCTCAACAGCGAACTGTATCTACGATGAATGACCTGATCGGGCTGAAGCGTGCATGGGGCGCTCGGCCTGGTGATGGTTCTGGAACGGTTGACTGCTGCTTGCTTTTTGCTGAAGTTAGGCGTCGCCTAGGTTACTACGATCATACCCCTGACTTCGCTTGGTACTTTCAACGTTACACCGACGAAACTTTTCCTCGCCGAATCATGGCTAGGTGGCTGCTGGAGAATGGCACGAGACTGGATGGTCCTGAGCTTCACGCGGTTGTGCTACTACCTGGCTCAAGTGGAGGTGCCATGGGTACAGTATTGGATGATGGCAACGTGTTGTTCATCACCGAAAAGTCGGGCGTAGTTCTCGCTCCGATTCCTGAAGGTACTGGTCACTATTTTCGGTTGCACAAATGAAGCGTCGTCTGCTGCCTTACGAACATCAGCTCATCCGAGAGTTGGGCATCAGCGAAGCTGAGTATCTGGAATTTGCTCAGGCGCAGTTTGATCACACTCGCCTACCTGCGGACAAGCTTGCAACTCCACAGAACTGGGAAGCGGTCGCCATCGTAATGACGATCATTGGTGTTCTGTTTCAAGTTGGCTCCGCACTCTTAGCGCCCAAACCAGAACTCCCCTCACAACAGAACCAGCGCCGGCGGCGCGATCAATCGTTCGCTCCCCGGTTCGGTTTCAACAGTGCTCAAGAGCTTGCCAAGTATGGCGATCCAGTTAATCTTATATACTGCAACACCGATCAAAATCAAACCGGTGGCGTGCGTGTAGCCACCTCACTTGTTTGGTCTGCTGTGCAGAGCTTTGGCTCTAGCCAATTCATGCAAATGTTGGCTGTGATTGGCGCGTCAAATATCAGACCCGAGGATGTTGACGTTGAGCGTATTGCGTTTGGCCAAATTCCACTTAGGCAGTTCAGCGCACAACGAAGCTGGCTTTATTTAAGTCAGAATGGAAATATAAGCTTTAATAATTTGCGCCCTCGGGCGAATGTAGGCGTAGATCCCACTCAAACGACTGAGCCAAGCACGGCATTCGTATATCGCGCCAATCTTGCTGGAGCGCAGCGTGCAGACGGCTTTAGTCAAGCTTTCTCTCCGTCAACGCTCACTAAGTGTGGAGCCTTTGCTCCTATACCAATCAATGTTCGCTATTACGATAGAGATGATAAAGGTAAAGCCGTTAACGCTGAACTTGGCATCGAACTGACTAAGCGTAATGGCTTGGATCCCATCGGCAGAGTTTTTGATTATTGGCCAGAAAATAAGCTTGACAACTCACGCGCTGTAGTACCAGTTGGCCATCGTTTTACGATGCGCTTTAGGCCATTGACAAGTAATGGTGCCAGTGATGTGCGTCAGGCCGCATCTGAACTGCGCCGCACGCTACTTAGCAACATTGACGTTGCCAGCACATACAAGCTGGGCAGCGTGCATCTGCGCGTTGTTGGTCCCATCAATGATCTAGAGCTAGATAATGATGCAATTGATATTACGTTTGAATGTGTTCAATCAGGTATCTGCCCTGAGGAAGACTACAACACTGTTAATTTCAAACAAAACGAAGAAGAAGCGCAGAACGAAATTCTTCGGTTAAACGCCGAGATCGCCGAGCTTACGCGACTGCTTACGACAAGTCTTCCGATTCTCAAGCCGGGAATCCAAGACTCTGCTAGTACTCGACTTACCCAGATCAACGGACTTATCAACCAGATTGAAGATCTGCGCGACAAAAGATGGACTGTTGCCGAGATTGAACAAATCGCTAATGACGACGGTAGCTCATTTGATCCTGTTGTTATTAGCTTTGCGCAGAAAGTAGAAAACGCTCGTGCGCGTCGCAAGGACTTGCAGGGTTTCATTGATGACGAATTAGATAAAAATAGCAACAATCGAAACAGAGACAAGATAAGGCAATGGCGCAGTGAGATCAATAGCATTAACAGTCGCCTAAAGAATCTTCAAGCGAAACTAGACGAAGCAATTAGGCAGTATGGTTTCACTACGCCAACAGGCGGAAATCTGCGTAGTGATCGCAAGTCGCTTTTGCGGCAACAAGCAAGCTTGCAAGAAGAGATTTCACGTCTATACGGCGATGCAAATAATATCAACGTAGCAGAAACAGAAGCAAGAAATAGCAACTGGCAGAATCAGATCAACACAAAGATAGAGGAGCGCACGTACTATGAAAGCGTTCTAAAGAATCCCGAATTAGAAAACGACTTTTTCAATACGAAATGTCTGGTCAAGATTGAGGAAGCCGCTTACGAAACGATTACTCAATGCCGCGTTGTTGACTTTGCACTTAAGGCACGTGTATTTAAGCGCGTACAAGGTCGACAAAAGCAATATGGCGAAGTGTCCATGGATAATTACAAGGACAGCGACAATGGTGTAAAGCTCCGTTCTATGTTCTTCTGGGTGCTGTATCGCCGCACAAATCAAACGTCACCAGCTCCATGGACCCGTGTCCCCAGAATCTTTGTCATCCGCCGAGGCAGTGACAACGATTCCTATATTTCGCTGAAATTTATCGCAGAAGACAACATAGGTAATTGGCAATTCAAGTTTGAACCTATTGCTGAAACTGCTGCCGAAATGCGCTATCACGGCCTTGTGGATTTTGCTTACATAGAAAATTCAGGCAATACCAGAACAGTAAATGGACCGGCGGGCGGTATGTTTGCTTTTCGTGGCAGGCTTAGAAACAGGAATGGCTACCTTGCCCCCCTTAACCGCAACCCATCTGAGCTGGATGAATGGGGCTTGTTTTCCATGCGTTCTGATACGCAACTGAGTTTCAGTTTTGACAACGGCCCCGAGCTGGAAATTAAGGCTGTTACGGAACAGAGTGTGGAAGCATTTACCAATTATCCATCGCTATACAAAGATCTTTCTATGCTTGGCTTTAATATCTACAGCGGCCAAGGCGTGCAAGATTTGCGTTCAATGTCCGTATTCGTCAACAAGGGCAAGCTGGTGCGCTCGCTTAATAATGATGGTACTTATAGTGCCACGCCCAACGCTCCAACGAGCTATTTACCAGAGGTGTTCTTAGACACAATCATTGATCGAGTTGATGGTATTGGTCAATATGCCAACATCGCTGGTATTGATCTTGTGGCGCTAGCGAAAGCAAAGCGTTTCTGCCAGCGGAATTATTTGTTCTTTGATGGCGTAATTGCTGAACCTACATCGTGGCGGCAGTTCTGGGCAGAGGTGGCGCCTTACAGCCTGCTCGAGCTTGGGCGTATTGGCGGCAAGGAGACACTGATTCCCGCAGTGCCCTGTGACAATGCTGGGTTGATCAAGAGAACAGTACCGATTACTGCGATGTTTACGGCAGGCAACATATTAGAGGGTTCATACAGAGAAGAATTTATTGATTACGGTAGCAGTGTGCAAGATCTAATCGCTACGGTCATCTATCGAAACACAGAGCGCGATGGCGTGTTTCCACGCAATGCAAGCATTGACATCTCACTAAAGGGCGTCACAGAGACTACCGCCATTCGCCAAACATTTGATCTATCGCAATACGTAACCAATCGCAGTCAGGCCATTATGTATGGCAAATTACTGTGCCAGCAAAGGCGTCATATACGAAGGAACATTGAATTTCAGACTTTCCCTACCGACAGTCCCTTGTATCCTGGCGCCTACATTTACGTCGATAACGGCCAGCAAAGCTGGCAGAGCATTTACAGCGGACAGGTAGAAGCGGGTGGCGCGCTAAACGTCCCGCTTACTTCAACCGTCCCAAATGGCACTTACAATGTGCTGCTTTACAAGAGCGGTCAAGCTGTAATAAGTACTACTGCGTCCGTAACAAATAACACAGCCAGCAGCCTTGCCATTTATGCTGGATGGCTATTTGTACTCGGTACAGCGGTCAGGGAAAAGCGTGTATTTCGTGTAATTGAAGTTCAAATGGATGAAGAGGGCGAAATTAGCATTCGCGCGACTGAACACCCTTGCGACTCAAGCGGTCAAAGCCTGATAGCTGACTTCAGCGACGGTCTGTTCAACCCGCTAACCTGAGCGCAGCGGGTCTTTCTGTCATGGGCTTTTACACCGGGCGTAGCGGTTCTCTGGTTTTCAACGGCAAGCCAGTCGCCAAAATTCGTGACTGGTCACTTGATACGACCGTTGAACTGCTGAGCACCAATGCGATTGATAGTGCTGTCAATACATTTACGCCTGGTGCCAAGGGCGCTACTGGCAGCGCAACCCTGATGTACTACCGCCTCGAGAGCGGCGAAAGTGCAACGCTTACTCAATTCACTGACTTGCTGACCAAGGTGATGCGCACCGGCGCTGTTGCCGAGACTGATCGCGTTCTGCTCGACCTGAATGTAGGCGGCGGCGCTGCTGATGACATTCGATTCAATGCCTACATTACAAGCGCTCAAGTTAGCGTTAGCACTGGAGAGTTGAGCGTAGTGCCCATCCAGTTCACAATGGATGGAGACTTTATCGAAGTCGTTTCCTGACGATGGCAGTTTTTCTTGGCTATACAGGCAACATTCGTTTGCGCCGTGGCGCCAAGGTGGACTATGGGCAGCTTGCTGATCGCATCACTCCTGATGATGTCAACACTTATTTGAACCGCCTTGGTTTTTCTACCGCCTTAGACAACCTGCTCACTGGCGACAGGCTTGAAATTTCAACGCAAGATCCGCGTGGTCTTGCTTGCTTTCCTGCTTCTGCCTGGGACTCTGCAACAGTTGAAAGCGGAATCAGCGCTTACGTCAATGTCAATGCCGCTGGTGGCTTGCGTTTCTTTGATTCATTTGAAAATGCCGTCAATAATGCTAGGGCAAGTGAAATTCCACTCTATGCTTTCGTCGGTGAGCCAATAGACATTGAATACACAGTGCGTGATTTACGCGCTAATGTATTGGGAAATGTCAAGGGATATACATTTAATTCAGATCGAGAGACACTCGAAGTAACTGCTCTTAGTGATAAATTCAAGAAACAGTATAGCGCTGGCCTGATAAGTGGCGGTGGAAGCATTGACTGTCTTTTTGACTATCAGAGCACGGGTATTAAAGAAACGCCCTTGCTCATGCTTCAACTTATTCAACGTGTTGACATAGGTAGTGAGTTTGATCTGGTGCTTTATGTCACTGATCGCAGCCTTGACTCTTCGCTTGAATCGGTTTATTACGAAATGACAGCGCTTGTCACACGCGCAGGCATCACACTAAATACCGACAACGTTGTTGAATGCAGCATAGACTTTGTTACGACAGGGGAAGTGCGCCTACTCATTGGCGAACCTGCTGGGTACATCCTTAAAGAAGACGACGATCGGATTGGCTTGCAGCAATCCGTTGACTTCTTGCTCCAAGAGGTCGAGGATTAGACTGGCTCATATCCTGTGACGGAGTTACACAGTGGCCGACCAGCGTATTACTCAATTAAACGCGCTGTCCAAAGCAGGCGTTTCAGCCACTGACGTACTTCCTATTGCTGATATATCTGCGAGCGAAACCAAGAAAGTTACCGCAAAGGATCTGGTAGCGGCAGGCATTGACCTAGTTGATAACGGTGAGATTGACCTCGCCAAGCTTGATCAAACCAGCGTCACAAAACTTGGCTCTGCTGCGCTTGCGGATGGCGCCATTACTGCGACAAAGCTTGCTGCCGACAGCTCTATTGCTGTTCAAACCACTACTCCGACAACCAATAACTTTGAAGGACGCGGCTACTTTAATACCAGTACCAGCAATCTTCAGATTTTCAATGGTAGCGCCTATCAGCAAGTTTTAGCCGGCATCGGCGATCTGCAAGTCACCACAGGCAAGCTGGCCGATGGTGCAGTCACTACCGCCAAAGTTACCGCACTCGGTACTGCAGCCTATGCAGACGGCAGTATCAGCACGGTCAAGATAGCTGATGGTGCGGTTACAACCGCCAAGCTTGCAACTGATAGCGTCACAGCCACCCAAATCGCGCCGAGTGCGGTAGGCGCTTCCGAGCTTGCCGATAACGCAGTTGATACAGCCGCAATTCAGGCACTTGCTGTCACCGATGCCAAGCTTGCTGGAGGTGCTGTCACAACTGCAAAACTAGGCGATCTTGCAGTCACTAATGACAAAATTGCAGAAGCAACAATTGCCTATAGCAAGTTAAATCTTGCCAATGGATCTGTACCTGGAGCGAAGATTGCTACTGATTCTATTACTGCCACGCAGATTGGGGCTTCTGCTGTTGGCACGAGCGAGCTGGCAGATGGTTCTGTTACCACAGACAAGCTTGGCAGTGGCGCCGTAACCGCTGGCAAGATTGCTACTGATTCGATCACTACGGATCAGATTGCACCTAATGCCGTTGGTGCTTCTGAGCTTGCTGACAATGCTGTTGATACTGCAGCCATCCAGGGTCTTGCAGTTACAGAGGCCAAGATTGCCAACGGCGCTATAACAACGACGAAACTTGGCGATCTTTCGGTTACTGATGCCAAGATCGCCAATGCCTCAATCAGCGCAGGCAAGCTGAACCTAGCAGATGGCTCAGTACCTGGCGCCAAACTCGTTAACGATTCGGTCACGAGCGTACAAATCGCGGCGGGTGCAGTTCAAGCAAGCGAGCTTGCTGACTCCGCCGTTACTACTACCAAAATCGCTGATGGCGCAGTAACTTCAGCAAAGATTGCGACTGATTCAATCACCGCATCTCAAGTCGCACCTAATGCTATTGGCGCCTCCGAGCTTGCGGATAACGCTGTTGATTCTGGTGCCATTCTCAATCTTGCTGTCACGAGCGCGAAGCTCGCAGATGATGCTGTCACTACAGCCAAGCTTGGCGATGGAGCAGTCACTAACGCCAAAATTGCTGATGCAACCATCGCTGCTGGCAAGCTCAATCTTGCTGACGGTTCAATTCCTGGTGCCAAGATTGCAGCCAACTCGATTACGGCTGGGCAGATCGGCGATGGCGCGGTTAACACCGCCGAATTGGTTGATGCAGCCGTCACTGCTGCAAAGCTTGCCACTGGCGCTGTAACGACAGCAAAGCTAGCCTCCGGAGCTGTTGATGCAACCGCTCTCGGGGCAGGCGCTGTTACCACAGCCAAGCTCGCCTCGAGTGCAGTCACTTACGACAAGCTGCAGAACGTCAGCAGCACTGATCGAGTGCTGGGTCGTTCGTCTGCCGGCGCCGGGGCAGTCGAAGAGATCACGCTGACTGCGGCGGGCCGTGCGTTGATCGACGATGCTGATGCTGCTGCTCAGCGCAACACCCTGGGCCTGGGCACGCTGGCAACCCAAAATGGAACCTTCAGCGGCACGTTTAGCGGCACTAGCTCTGGTACTAATACAGGTGATCAGACGATCACGCTCACCGGTGATGTAACAGGCTCGGGTACTGGTTCATTTGCTGCAACGATTGGCGATGGCGTTGTAACCAACGCAAAGCTCGCCACCGATTCGGTCACTACAACAAAAATAGTTAATAATGCGGTAACTGCAGCAAAGATGGCAGACAACTCTGCCGCGATTGTTGCTGACGCAAACCCATCTGGTTCTGGCGCCTTTATTGGTCAACAATGGATCAATACAGCCACAGCGGTTGAATATACCTGGGACGGTATTGCCTGGCTGCGCCAGGCTTCGCTTGCCTCGCTGACATTTGTTGATTCTTCACCACTTACTTTCTCCGTCGCCTATCCAGACCCTTATAGCGCTGAAATTACAACAACGCTCGACACTCAATCGGCGAATCGCGTATTCGCTGGTCCAACTACGGGAGACGCAGCATCACCAACTTTCCGCGCGCTTGTCCCTGCTGACTTGCCTGACGCAACAAGCTCAACCAAGGGTGCCGTTGTTCCCGGCACGGGTTTATCAATTAGCACGGGAACATTAAACCACAGCAATAGTGTTACTGCTGGTACAGCCACAAAGATTACATTTGACGCGCAAGGTCATGTAACCGCTGGGGCTTCACTGCTCGCCGCCGACATCCCGAGCTTGGATGCGAGCAAGATTGCAACGGGCACCTTCGGCTCATCTGCACTAGCCAATGAAAGCATTACTGCCGCCAAACTTGCTGATTACTCTACGGCGCAGATCGGTTCTACGGTTCCATCCGCTGATTTTATCGGTCAGTTCTTCTTAAATCCGCTAGAGCGCACCGTCTACATGTGGGACGGTAACGTTTGGCAGCCGGTTGGTATTACTGCAGGTACTGTTATTTTTGCAGGTACTTACGACGCAAATACAAACCAAATTGCGTCAGTCACAGCAGATGGTTCTTCGCTTGGCCTTAGCGTCGGCAACCCGCTGCCCGCTGCTAGCGCTACAAACCAAAACTACTTTGTCATTGTAAGCAACGCGGGTACTGGTACGAGTCCGGCACCGACAGTTGGACTTCTGCCGCCTGACCTAATTCTTTCTACGGGCACTGCATGGGTGCGGATTGAATCATCTGACGCCTATATCGCTCAGGTCGCTACACAGGTTTCGTTTACGCCCGCCGGCCAGATTTCTAGCACAAATGTCCAAGCGGCAATTGAAGAAGTAAGTAGCGAATGCCGTATTGCCACGAATATCACCAGCGGCACGCTTGCAACAACCGTTGGCGGTACTGGACTTACCAGTTATGTGAAAGGCGATTTGATCGCAGGATCTGGCACCAACGTGCTATCCAAGCTTGCTGTTGGCACAAATGGCTTTATCCTTAAAGCTAACAGTGGAACCGCAACAGGTCTTGAGTGGGCTACTTATGACGCCCTCGTGACAAGTGGCGGCACGATGACTGGCAACATTGCGCTGTCGTCAACTGCTGCTCTTGTTTTTGAAGGAAGTACCGAGGACGCATATGAAACAACTCTCTCAGCAGTTGATCCAACCGCCGATCACACTGTGTCTCTGCCCAACGCCTCCGGTACTTTGGCCTTGACTAGCGATCTAGATGACGGCACTTACTAAGCTGTAGGGGTAAGTTCCGGCCTGCGGGCGTTAAGGAATGTCCAGCGTTAATCCCCTGCAACTTCTCCGCAGCAGCACCGCAAACAAGCGCCCCCTTCCTGCGGGACTTGTTGATGGTCGTCCCGCAATCAATACAAATAGTGCAAGCCCTGGTCTGTTCTTCAAGGACAGCACTGGTGGCCTGGTAAAAGTAGGCCCGGTGCATGTTGGCACTACGGCACCCAACGTTTCGCCTGCTAGCGGCGGTGCAACGGGCAACAGCGTGGGTGAGCAATGGCTCGACACCACCGGCGGTACCTACGTGCTCAAGATCTGGGATGGATCAGCGTGGCGCAGCGAGAGCGGCACGTTCGTAGACGTGAACGGCGACGTGATGACTGGTGCGCTGGTGATGGACAACCAGCAGCAGGTGCGCTTCCGCGAGACCACTGCAAATGGTACCAATCACATCGCCCTGCAGGCCCCGGCGTCAGTTGCGTCCGACAAGACGATCACGCTGCCTGATGTGAATGGCACCATTGTCACTACTGGTGATAGTGAAACAGTGACCAGTACGATGATTAGAAATGATACCATCGTCAACGCAGATATTAATTCAAGCGCCGCCATTGCTGGCACCAAGATTAGTCCTGATTTCGGCAGCCAGACAGTTCAAACCACTGGCATTTTTAGCGCTGCAGGTGGTAGTGCTGCTGCACCTTCCATTGCATTCACTGGCGACA